AACCACTATAACCAAGACCGCTCCATCCACTTACTCCACTCCATCCCGAATATCCAGTAGCTGCATATTCACCTGGTAATCCACTCCATCCACTCCATCCGCTCCTACCTGACGCACCCGACAATCCACTATCTCCACTCCATCCTGAATACCCACTCTCTCCAACCTCTCCACTCCATCCACTCCATCCGCTCCATCCCGAATACCCGGTAGCTTCGTATGCACCACCGGGTCCACTTGGCCCACTACTCCCACTCCATCCACTCCATCCACTCCATCCAGACTGACCAGAAACGGAATTCGCCAATATGAATGCCATTATTTCACTGTATATAGGTTCTGGGAGAGTATCTACATCGTTGAAGCCGCTTGTTTTTAACGCCCGCTGAAATTTGATAGTTAGAATCTTTGGATCGACTACCTCTTGTTTATCTATTACTGCATCGTGGGTATATTTCGCCCTGAATTGTATTAATGCTACTTCTCCATAGGTGAATTTTCTAGGCAGAATAAACGAATTAAAAGTGCTTCCATTGATGATCTCGGTTCCTAAAGCATAAGATTCAACCTGAGTGATCGCATCGCTTCCTGTATAGCAAATATCAATGAATTTGGCGTAATTATAATCACTATATTGTGCCGGAAAAAGAACTACAAATCGAGTGATCTCATTCTCGGTTTGAACTTCTATTGTATTCCCAGTCGTGAACCCGGTTGTAGATATTCCGAAACCAACATGGATATATACATCTCGATATACTTTTGATGGGTCTGACATGAGAACTCTATCTTAAATATATGTACACCCTTTTTTATAAAGGGGACATTAAAATAAAGGGTTAAAATTAGCTGTCGTTTTGGAACAATTTATCCCGGCAATATACTACCACGCTTAGATTGAATTCTAACGTGGAAAGCCCCGATGCATCATACACTTTCACGGTCTTGGCAGTTCTATCTGTAACGATATAGTGTGCATTGGTTATATTTGTAGCTGATGTAAACGATGGGATCATCGCTAGTACCAAGAAGTTCGTAGCTATTGGTAAGGTATATGAACTTCCTCCAGTCAAATCGAATACAAACGCTTTCAATGATTCTTCATAGAAGAGGTATGGATTCAATAGTGTTACTGGAGCTTCTGTTACCAGACCATATACTTCTGCACTTTTAGCACCTTCTCCAACAGCACTCACGGCAGAAATCTTATAATAATAAGTAGTTCCATTCACAAGGCTAGAATCTCGATATGGTAGAATAGTCGCACCGCCCATTTCATGGACTTTTACCAACACTCCGCTGACTGTTCCCCTATATAAATAATAATCAGTGATTGCACTTCCACCATTACTTGCTGGAGCTACCCATGAATTTATCCATACTTGCTCATCACCTGGTTCAATGGCCAATCCTGTTGGTGCACCAGGAACATTAAATGTAGTTCCTGATGACGCAGCCGTCTGGCTTCCTTCCCCAACTGCGTTAACTGCAGACACCATATATGATTTTGTTTGATTGTTTGTCAATGGTGTATCTGTAAGTGTTCTGGTTCCAGCTACCGTGGTTCCTATAATCACGGTTCCCACATAAACTATATATTCAGTAATGGCGGTTCCACCGTTATCAGCAGGAACTCCCCATGTTAAGACCATCTGTCGAATTCCTCCGGTGGCTACCAAAGTAGTAGGAACAGACGGAACGTTATATGTAGTTGCATGTGCTTCTGAAGTTTTACTCCCTTCTCCAACTGCGTTAGATGCGGAAACTTCATAATACTTTGTAACACCATCGCCCAAAGGTGTATGAACATAAGTCAACACTCCCCTAGCTACTGTTCCAGTAAGAGTTGTTATATCTCCAATCGATGTTCCTGAATATATCTTATATAAAGTTAATTCTGTCCCAATTTCAGCAGGAGCAATCCAATCAAGAGTTATCTGTCCCAATCCAGCAGTCGCTGTTAAACTAGTAGGAGCGGCGGGAACGTCCCATGTGGTTTCACTTTCGGTTCCAGTACCAATTGTACTAAGTTCGTTGGTGACCCCTATATCAGTCGCGGTATATACATTGTAATATCTAGTTACCCCGTTTCCCAAAGCTGCAGTAGTGTAATAAGTTACCGCTGTTCCAAGCTGAACCATGACAGTTGTTCCCGTCATCGCTGCTAGACTAGTACCAGAAAATACCCAATATTGGGACGGTACATCAACAGCCGGTGCCGGTGCTGTCCAAGTCAGATACAATTTTCCTACTTCTGTTGCAGTTATTACTAAAGCAGTTGGATTATTTGGGGGTGCCATGGTTATTCCTCGATGATATATACTACTGCTTTAGATATATGTATAATACGAGAAACAGAAAAATAAGAAAAAAAAAGAAAAGGGAAATTAAAAGGTTTAAGCTACTCCACCGACTTTCCTTGCGATGACCATTACGTCTACAGCGAATGCTGAACCGTCCAATCCGCCACCAGTTGTTAATACCTTAACTGTCTTGGCAGTCTTGTTAGCGACGATATAGTTCGCAGCGTCGACGTTCGCATCAGATCCGAAGCTATAGAAGACAGCTAATATCTCATGTGCAATAGGCACATTTAAGATATAGCTATCTGTTCCGGTACACGCGAATAAGAAGGTGCTTAACGCCCCAGTCACATAAAGCTTGGGGTTACTTGGCTCAACCGTTGTTGCAGTCATTTTTTCCACCTCTTATACTAAAAGATAATGGACCTCCATTACTGGAGATTCATAATCTTTGCGTTAGCTCTCGGCTTGGTGCAAACCATCTCAGACGCCATGTAGTACGTCGCAATGTCAGTCAGTGATCGCCTTGCTAGGTAAGTCTTGTCTTGAATGAATGTGGGCGGAATCAGAATCGCGTGATGGATAGTATTGGTATCAACCACATAAATCTTTCCGACACCAGTGTTCGCGTGGGACTTCGTTACCATCAGATCAGGGATAATTGGAATACCCTTGAACTGAGAAGCACCGAAACCAACTACGTCACCAGGACAAGTCTTAATACCGTTGTAGGTCGTTTGATAGTTTCCATACCCAATGAATCTCTGGAACTGATAATGCAACTGTTGGATACGCCCCACAGTGTCAAAGTTGGTAATAATTACCTTCCCATCAACTGTGTTGTCCTTCCAATATGGCATCACGTGCTGAACGGCATCATCGAGCAAATCTACTGAGACATTCCTCAGAGTTGCAGTCGAAGTCGTAGCAGACACATATGAGTCTAGCTCAGATGCCGCAGTATGCCTGTCTAGGTTGAACAAGTCAACGCCACGATAGCTTATTGCGTCATGTGCATATTGCTGTTGATCAAATTCCGTGTATCCTGAAATCAGGACATCTAGCGAGCAAATTGGGATTCCTTCTGGAGCCGTCAACGTTGCCTCATTAGTCAAGAAATATGCATAGTTGGCATACGCCTCTGTCGCTTCTGTCCCACCTGCAGGGTTATACGCCCAGTTCAGGTTATGCATAAGCATTTGACCGTTAACTCTCATGCTGAATTCGGTCTGAAGTATCTCAAGGATAGCGTCAAAGTTGACGGTATCATCAAGGCCATCCAGTGCCTGTTGAGCAAGGGTCATGCTATATGGATCGTTGATTATCACACGGGGATCAATTCTCAAAGAATCAATCTTTGGAACTTTCACATCAGGTACTTGAGACATCGCCTCTTTCACTGAGTTTGGAACCATAGCGCGAGAAGCAAAATTCTTCACGATACGGAAACCAGACTTAACATACTGATTCCTCGGGATAGCCGTGAAAACAGTAGGTCTGATGTTCATCTGTGCCCACAATTGTTTTCCATAGATATAGTTACGATAGTTACCTCGGGCAGTGCTGGCAAGAGAGGTATCTGCCGCAGATGCGGGCGAACCATCGAAAATATACGCTTTCTTGATCTCTTGTTCCCTCTTCTCGCCAAAATAGTTGTCGAAGTACTTATCGTTGGAAGTGAAAAGTTGTGGGTTTGCGGACTTACTTAATTCTCCTATACTTGTATTTGCAAACATTTTTTACACCTCTAACGGTAAAGTTTATTCTCCCTCAGCCAAGCGTTGATCTGTGCCGAGGTCATATTAGCTAAATCCTTTTCAGGAAGGGTTTCCAAGGTTTTCACCATGGTTGGACTTGCGGCTGGTACAACGGGTCTACTACCCGCAGAGGTTGGTACCTCTAACGGAGTCACTTCGACACCGGTCTTCTTCTGCATTTCTGCAAGAGCTGCTTTATAACCAGCTTCAAAGGCAGATTTCTCTGCCGCCATTTTCTCTTCCATCATAGGAGGTCCAGCTTCTTGACCTGGAACAGGAACACCACCGGCCATCTCCCCTTCAACTCCTACTCCTTCTCCTTTCACTTCCGCTTCCGCCTGTGCAACGTTTTCCTGAGCTTGCACAAGTTCTTCTTGAGCTTGCTCTAGTTTTTCTTGCGGGGAAACGGGTACCCCTTCCTCAAGTTCGCCCTCAGCCATTGGGACTTCCTCTTCCATGACGTCTGCACCATCATCTTCTAATTCTAATCCTTCCTCTTGTGATGCAACTGCCATCTCTTCTGGATTCCCAAAGCCCTTGGACATAACTTCAGTCAGGGCAGCACCAAATTTCATAATAACTTGGTCCTGTTTCTCGATTCGGTCAACCATTTTCTCCATGATTGACACGAGTGTGTCCTGAGTTTCATAGAAGTCTTCAAAGGAGGCTTTTGAAATTACATATTTTTCGTCAGCCATGTTTATTCCTCTTTCGGTTTTCTTTACCTCTTTGTTTAGAATTGCGGATTGTACTATTTGCACAAGTTCCGCCAATTCAGTCTCTGACAAACGTGTTCTCAATACCGGATTCGTCATCAAAGTTTGTTCCGTTCTTTGACAAACGGGACATTCCTCTGGTGAATCAGGTAGTTCATAGGCCACGTAATATCATCAAGCAGTATATATGTATGTTCCAAATTATAATCTAAATTCTTGGTCCTGCTTGTGCTGCATCGGTGGGTTGTTTAGGAGCTTGTGCCGCTATAGCTGCATCTTCTTGCTGTTTCTTTTGTGCGGCAGCTTTGTCAGCTGCTGCCTTAGCAGCCGCGGCTTGACTAGCTTGATATTTATTATAGGCACCCACCATTCCTACTCCACCACGAAGCATATTTGCTCCTCCTCCTATGATATTTTCCATAGGACCTTTAGATGGAGCGGGTCCTGGTGTGGTTTGTTTGGAACTGGGAAGATTCCTAGCAAACTCTTTTCCTGCTTTTATCGGAGCGTCTAATACATCTTGCATTGTTTGAACTATCATACCTGCAGCATCACCCTGCTTCTTTAATTTATATTCTTCCCATCCTTTCTTTAAATTCTGCTTGAGTTCATCTTTATAGACTGGCCATCCTGGTTCCTTATAATATGCAACATCCTTTGGAGTTCCAGCATGGGGAACATCATGATAACCACAGCTTGTACAGAAATGGTTTCCATCATCATCTTCTAACATATTTTTCTTATCACAAACCGGACAAGTTTGACTTTCCCTAGATATTATATCTTCTAGTTCTCCTTCTCTGAGATGTCTGCTAGCTCCTCCACCGAGGTCTATTCCTCCTGCTTTTACATCACTCTCAAATTTATCTTCTAGTTCATCCGTGGTTGTAGTACCTCCACGTTGTCGTCTAGTCATACTAAGGGCTTTTGCTGGGCTTCGACGATATCCTTGTACCCATGGTTTCTTTGGAGGAGGTTCTGGCAAATCAGGCAATAAATCCGTTTCATTGCCAAACTGATCTTTAGCCTTAATAAATTCTGTCCACGCTTTATCTATTCGTCCTTTATGTTCTAGATTATTATACCCACAGTCTGCACAAGCTTCATTGTGGCGTCCATATTCATCAACGTTTTGATATAACTGCTCTCCACACATGGGACATTTTTTATGTAGATATCCTAAATCGGAAACAAACTTATCTGCCATTCCTCGCCTATTAAGTCCTTGCCAATCAGATATGTCTTCATTATTTAAATCTTTACCCCTTAAAAAATTCCTCACAGTATCTGGGTTCTTTCTCTTTAACTTAATCTCATCTCGTGGAGTAAGCCTATTTTCATACCATAGTTTTTTAGGAACATCAGGCAAATCTATTTCATTACCAAACTGGTCTTTAGCTTTATTCGTTGGAATTAACTTTTTTTTGGGGGTTCCAGCATGAGGAACATTATGATATCCACATTTTTCGCATCCTTCAGACTTTCCTTCTCTGAGAAGTGACCACTCCTTACATTTTGGACAGCGACCTCTTACATCATCAGCTATTTTTCCCGCTATCCCATATTCTTCTACGTGAGGGGGACTTTCCTTGTATTTTCCGGAGTACGGAGGTAATTCTTTTCTATATAATTTATCTTTCATTCTAGTGGTCAATCCACTAGTCTGATCATAATCTGGATTATCCGGTATATCTATATCATTTCCGTATTGGTCCTTAGCCTTTCTCAAGTTTTTTTTTGGGATAATTCGGTATATTCCTTCGGAGTGATATATACCCTCTTACCATCTATTTCGGCCCAATGGCCATCTGGTGCTTGTCCAACTCTATTGATATGGTCGGAATCTGTGAACTGATCCTTGGTCATCTCTGGAACCAAAAACTCAATATCTGCTACTTTTAGAGATTTGGCCAATTTTAATCTAGCTACTAGGTTGTGAACTTTCAATCTTTGAACCGCAGACTTTCCCAATGCTTCGGACGAATCGAATATCAGTGGATCGGATAATTGTTCCAAATCCAACTCTGAGATATCGCTATCAGTGTATAGAGTCTTTTCCATCGGTGCTTCGATTTTAGGAGACTTTATTTCTGGTTCTAACTTTATACCCTTCGATTGTAAGAACTCCTTGAACATCGGCATCAATTCATCTGGAACTTCCATCTTCATGAATACCTGCTTGCCTTCATTTCCAAAGTTCTTCTCTCTGTTGTCTCCTTTTTCATTTATTGTCTTTGTCTCGGTCTTTGGCTTTTCAGGCATAGTTTGGTCCACTTTCTTTGCTGGAACTTCAGATTTTGGTTCGGTTCCGGGTTCTTTCAATTCCGATGAACCAATCTTCTGACCATCAGTTCCTTCCAACGCTTCGACCTTCTCTACGGATGTAGGATTCTTTCCCTCTTCATTTGGGTCACCCATGGTTGCATTCTCGGTACCCTTGAAATGTACTTCATCCTTACCCGGCATGAGATTCTTACTATCTTTCTTGGCGGATTCATCAGGTTCTGCTTCTTTCTTGTCAATGTATTTCAGTGTGTTATCTCTTACCTGTGGGTCTTGTACGTCTCCCTCAGTCTTCTCGTCCACAGGACATTTATCGGCGGTAACGGAAGTGTGAATCTTATCGTCGATAGGTCCACAGGGAGTACATGCGGAAGCTTTGTCCATATCTTCAACTGCTTTAGCAACTCCTGTCTGAGGAGTCATGTTTTGAGGGACCAGTATACTTGCAAGCAACTTTTTTGCTTCCTCAGATTGGTCCATAAGTTTCAACCATTCCTTTGTTGAAGTAAGATAGTTCTTCATATCAAATTGTGGTTTTTGTTCTCCCGGCATCGCTGTTGCTGGAACTCCTGTAGGCTCAACAGCGGGAGCTGCTGGCTTAGCAGGTGCTGGGGCTGGTGCCGACATCGGTACCTCAGCGGGTGCCGGTGCATCAGTTCTAAGCACTTTGTTTATTTCGTTTATCTTATCTATCGCTTCACTTTCTGATTTTGCCATCATGTTCACTTCCTGAATTACCGCCTCCGGATTCGCCGGGTCTTGACATACTGAAATCTCATGTATCGACATATCTAATATCTCTCTGTGACATCCTGTCACATCGCAGACGTTCTTAGCATCCAATGCAAACCCACCTATGGAATATCCTTTTCTTACATCTCCACAAGAGGGGCAATCTATTCCTTTCTTTATCTGTCCCCAAACAGTGTCGTAATAGGGTTCGCCTTGATAAACAACTGAATATGCTTTTATTCCTGGTTTGCCTGTTTTGTTCATTGCCTTCTCTGCATAGACGAACGAACCAACTGTTCGGTTGGTATGTGTATCTACCATCGTTCCACCACGATTTATATGATTAATAATCTTTTCATACGCTTTCTCTACGCCAACTACATCATTCTGCTTATCTAAATCTTCAGTAGAAACGAATCCAGAGAAGAATCTGCATCCGGGATAAGTCTTCATCATTTGCCATGCTTCAAGTACTGCGTCTCGATAGGCTTTTTTATTACCGCTTTTTTTCACTACCTTGTTAAATGTCTCCATCCACATTCGTTGGCCCTTCTCGTCTAGAGCCGCTTTGACGCTATCAGGAAGACATTCAATGTCGTCGTATTGCATGGCAATATCTCATTTGAATATATATGTATGGTCTAAGATTAAAGGGTTTATTCGGGATTGGTTAATGTTAATGGTTTTGCTACAGCCTGTCTTGAATTTAACTTTTTACGATTTATTAAGGAATTTACCAGACGATATAATTCTCGAAGACCCGTATCTTTCACCAATTCTTGAGTCAATTTAATAGCCTCTTCATCCTCCGTACTATCTAAACTCACGGCTTGTAACAGCATTATTAATTTATTTTCAATGTTGGCTTTAACTCCTTCATCATCAATCTGTGCTAATTTGGCTTTTACAATATCTCTTATTTGATTTTTCCTAGTTTCATATTGTTGACTGGTTTCACCAACATCGGTTGTGACAGCACTAGTTTTCTTTCCTCTCTTGGGAAGTTTACTTAATTGTTCCTCAGTATACGGTGGTAGAAGAGTTTCTTCCCTTTTCTTTATTTCTTTCGCCTTTTCTTCAGGTGTCCTGGTTTCATCGTCTTCTATCGCTTTGATTTCTTTTAACTTCTGCCTATGTAATATTTTAGCATCATTGGTCCATTCACGGTTTCCAGCACGTCCTTTACTTCCCTTGACCGTATCCATCGCCTCTAATATAAGTCTTAAATCAGCAAAATCCCATTGAGATTTTTTGATCATGTCTTTGGATTCGTCTCTTTCCACTCCCCATCTGGCTTCTTGATATGGTTGTACATCCTGTTGAATGTCTTTAATGTAACTATTATCCATTCGTCTAATCGCATTAGATATCTCTGAAAACATGAATTCTAGATATTCATTCATATCTATCTCTTCCCCGTCCGAACGACGTACTTTCTTAGGGATGCCTCCTTCTTTCAATCTAGCTTTAATTAATTCTGTTTCCCCCTTCCAAAAAGCATCGGAAATTCGTACAGCTTCTGGGGAAGTCATGTTCATGATTCTTATTTGATGATCCAAATTGTTACCCGCTGCGGTTTCAAAATCTTTATTTAATTTTTCATATATTTCTCTATGAATCTCATCTGGATTAAACATCACATCTCTATCATTTAAAAATTTTGATTTTGTTTCATCATCTAAAGGAATATTATCGGGGAAGTCAACAATCTTTGGTATTATTACCCTTGAAAATTTATTTACAAATGTACCCCATGCAGCATCGAAATCGTTTCTATCTAAATTCTTAAATGATCTCTCGGCTCCTAGAAGAGTTGCCTCCGCATCCTTCTTGGCTTCTTCTGAAAGAGATG